ATTCTTGATTTCATTGCGAAGATAAGTCCAGTTGGGCCAGTCATTGGCTGAACTGCACAGATATCGTATGCAATCAAGTTAGGCATAGCACGTCTGACAAGTGAAATCAAAATTGGATCCCAATTTGATGCAGACGCAGTGTTGTTAGCAGGAGCAGCTTCCGATAAGAAAGCAGCATCCTCTCTAAGTGCTTTTTCTTGGTTTTCCAAGATAACAGAAGTGACGGCACGCTTATAGTTATCAGCAATTTCAGGCAAATCTGGATGCTGAAGGACTGGCTGCCACTTTTCTTGTAAGTTTTCTGAATTGAACATCTTAGTTCTCTCCTATGTTTTCTATATTAATATTATTTATTAAAAGTTACTTTTTCACAATGTTGAAAGCGTCCGCCCCATAGGGTTTCGACTTTTGGATAGCGGACATATACGCAGCCATAGCGCCACTAACGTCAACTTCTTGGTTTTCAGTTTCTACTTCTTCCTCAAGGGTTTGGGTAGCAACTGCTTTAGGAAAATAATTTTCCTTTAAGGTATTAAGTTTTGCAGTGAAATCGTCCTCACTGGTAAACTCAACATCTTCAACTAATCCCTCAAACTTTTCCTTTTCAGTCTCAGCGAGGTCTGTTGAAACTTTTGCGATAACCTGTTCACGAACAAGTGTAGATTTCTCTTTGTTCATTTCAGTCATCTTTTCGATTGTTTCATTGAGTTTGGACTCAAGGTCTTCAATCTTTTGAGCTTGACCCTCAAGGATATCATACTTCTCATCTGGAACATCAATATAATGTTCTTCAAAGAGTGCCTTCAATCCTGTGATAAAGTCTTCCGCAATTTCACCTTTTAACCCACGGTCAATAGCGAGTTCGTTTTCTTGCATCCACTCTTTAACAACATAGTCAAGGTAAGAATCGACTTTTTCGGTCAACTCAGATTTGAACTTTTCAGTTTCTTCAGCAAATTCTTGTGTCTTCTCAACTTCAATCCGTTCAATTTCTGAACGAAGTTTTGATTTGACAGCAGCTTCAAAAATTGTAGTTGCTTTTGCAGTAAACTCTTCTGAAAGGTCTTCACCTTCTACCAGAGCGTTTACGTCATCTGTTACGTCAATGGAATCGATGTCAAGTGCTTCGTGATAACCAGCTTTTACAGCTCGGTCACCACCGCAGTGGTCAGCAGCAAGTTCCTTTACCTTAGCAGCAGGTAACTTACCTAATGCATCCATAGCAGCCGTCTTAGTACCATAAGTTTCCTTATTTACAGGCTTCTTCTTAGGATGTGCCATTTCGTCCTGTTCTTCTTCTTCCTCATCCTCATCATCTGGGTGAGCTTTTTCTTTGAGTTTTTGGGGTGCTTCGTCACCTTTTACGGCAGTCGGAATAGTAGCATCCTTCTTGACTTTCTTTGCAGCATCAGGCCCTGATTTCTCATCACCTTTTACCACAGGAGCGCCAAGGTCTTCTACATCACCGTCAACCTTAGAACCTTTTTCTGGTGCAACGGCGCCTTTCTTAGGGGCATCGTGCATTCCTTCTTCTAGTTCCGCAGTAACTTCTGCTTCCAAATCCTCAATTGTCTTATCTAGTTCTGACATTTGGGAGTTCTCCTTAATGTTAATCTCATTATACTATATTTATACAATTACAGTTTTTTGAGAAATTTTGCGAAGGCCAATGCTTGGTATTTCGCATTTCTTGAACGAATGCCTCGTTCAATATCCTCTTTGATTTCCGCAATCTGAACTTCTTTTAGAATACCATTATCCCAAATCCATTCTTTACCTTCCATAATACCTTGTACAAAGGCTTGAGGTGCAGATGGGTCTGCAACAATATCAGCAGCGGTTGCCAAATAGAAATCTTTATTTACATAGTTTGCACCATTCTTTTGCTGCAAACTACCCATGCCTCTTGATGAGACTGCGAGTTTACCACCATCGTCCATAATATTTGATACAATCTTACCCATTGGTGTTGACATGATTTTTGCCTCACCAACAAAGTTTTTACCATCCTTTTTCAAAGATGTAACCATGTGCGATACTCTTTCCAGATTGACAGTTGGGCCTTCTGGATGTCCAAGTTCTCCATATGCACGATTTTCGTCAATGAATTCCTTGCTGTATCTGTTTACTTCTTTTTCTAAAACCTCAACAGGATATACTCTACCGTTGCGATTTTTGATATCTCCCTGTAAGAAAATACCTTTAATTTTGTAGTTCTTCTTACCTTTTTCGTCTTCTTCTTTAAGGTATTGAACTTCTTGAATCTGTTCCGAAATAAGTTTCATTACGGCACCATTGCGACAGGTGTTATCTTAACTTCAGCGTTTGCAGCAAATATTTCGTCAGTTGGATTTTTTTCAACAAAAAGTGATGCACCAGCACCTATGGAAAATGTTCCTAGTGTTGTTGGTGAACCAGCATCGTCTTGAATCGTAACCAATCTAACAGTGCTACCTGTATTAATTACATACATACACTTTGCTTTCGATACGTTACTAGCTGCACCAGAAGAAGTTGGTGCATCTATCTGCGCTCCTTTTACGTTAATTCTTGCCATCTTTACATTCCTAACATTTCTCTCTCAAAGTAACTCAAAAGGTCTTTTTCCTTTACCTTGAACTTCTTTGCGGAGTCTTTTATAGTTTTCTCAAAAGTATTTAGGAAATCTGAAGGTTTAGAGTCCATAACACGAAAAATATCATCAACCGCCTCTTTCATTTTAGGAGACAGTTTGCGATATTCCTTTGATTTTTTGTGTTCGTCTTTCTCTGGGAGCGACTGAACTACTTCATCAAACCTCTTCATCTTCCGTTTCTTCTACCTCTGGAACGTGTTGCGTAACCATAGTACCAGCAACTTCTTTTCTTTTTAATTCAAGACTTGCACCCATCTTCTGTGCGATTGCATTCTTGAATTCGTTTTCTGCCTTTAGATTATCACTATCTGCAAGTGCATCAATCATTTCTCTACTCATAATTTTTCACCTTTTGTTTGTTTTGATTCAAATTGGTCTTCTTCTCCACCACCCTCTTCTTCAATTTCAGTTTCAATCTCTTCAATTTCTTGTTGGGTTTGGTGTAGGATATGTTTTCTTACCCATGCCTTTGAGAAGAAATTGCCAACATATGGTTCAACTTGACCTAACATATCAATACGTTCTCTCAAGATTTCTGCATCACGCAACTCTGCGAAATGACCATCTTGTAAGAAGTCATACTGAATGTGTTCTTTAATTTTATCCCACTCTTCTTCAGCAATCACACCTGTAAGAACAAGTTGTGTGCGAAGTAGGTCATGGAATAATGCGGAGAACTTTTTACGAAGTCTTTGTACAAACTTAGAAAACTTCAATTCATCTCTAGTAATCTCTGTAGAACGACCAATAGAAAAGTTCTGTTCTGCTTCCATTCTGGACATAGGTACGTTTAACGACCTGTACAGTTTTCTCTGGAAGTATGTGATATCATCAATCTCACCAAGGTTTGAACCGCCAGGCAAGGTTGTGATTTCTGTTCCTCTACCACCCTCTCTACGAGGTAACCAGAAGTCTTCCAACATTGACATATGATTTCTATCGTCACGAATCTCACCAGTTGATGCATCATAGACCAACTTGTTTCGATAACGACTCATCACATCTTTTAGATATTGTTCTGCTTTGATTTTCGGAAGGTTACCAACGTCAATGTAGAAAATTCTACGTTCTGGTGCTCTTGAAATACGATAGATGACCAGTGCATCTTCAATCATTCTTAACTGATTGACAGGTTTGATTGCCTTATGAAGATAAGACAGTACCGTACCTTTAGTTTGGTCAACCAATCCAGAAGGACAGTATGTAATAGAATCTTTCGTAATCTTGAGTGCAGCTTGTGGTGTTGCACTATTGTCTACTACCTTTTCATTATAAAGGTAATACTCTAATGTTTGTTTCTTTTTATCAATACCAGTAACAGGGTCAGGCCTATCCTTTACGACCTCTCTTACTTTCTTGATTTTTCTTGGGTCAATATAACGAAGTTCCTTGATTCCTTTTCTTGGTTCTTTGACATCAATTACTTTATGATAATAGATACGACCATCGACATACCATCTTCTAAAAATGTCATGTCCTTTGATATTGAAATCAAGTAATTGAAGAACTCTGTCGAATTCTTCTGCTATACGTTTTTTAACTTTTGGAGAATATTCCAACCTGTCTAACCGCAAGGCAACAGGTGCATCGTACTCATTTGAAGCGATGCCTTCACTAACAATATCTTCAATTGCAGAATCACATTCTGGTTGAATCGCAATATCACGATATCGTCTAATTAAATCATTTTCGGTTTTGTCTCGACCATCGACATCTAATGTCTGACTATAGAAACCGCCACCAGCAACTTCAATAGTACCGTCATCAGATGAAGGGAGAGTAAAAGACTCTCCCTCATCCTTTGAACGAGTGATTTTGAACCCAAATAACTCAGCCATAATATTTCTAACTCCTAATTTACACTACTATTTAGTAGGTTTGTTAGAAGTTATTCAAAACCTTGACCGTTAACGCCACTGGTTCTGAAGTGTGTATATCTCCAAGTTACTGAGAACTCTTCAATTGCACTTGCAGTATCCATGCTAAGGTCAATAGGTGCAACGACTGTCGGCATACAATTAACTAATGTGTATGTCTTCAAAATTTGGTCATCTCTACCTAATTGTCTAATAGTCACATTTGATGTATATGATGCAACATCTGGATTTGCACTTGCATTGGTTTCTAAGTTATTCAAGATATTTAACCAATTTTCCATAGCATTTCTGATATCGAATGGTGTATCATTAATAAATGTAGAATCCCAAACTTCAAATTCTCTATCTCCAGCAACATACAAGTTTCTGCCTCTAAACGGTACTGCAATTTCAGTTACAGTTTGACCAGGCAGAGCTGCAGCCTTACATAAGAATTCAGAGGTTCTTGGAATACCAACAACATTAGTAGGGAAGATAACTTTGAACTGATTAGCTCTTGCACCGCCACCACTAAGGTTTGATTTAAATTCATCTATAGTAGCCATTTACTTAACCCCCAATCTCTGAGAACGCAACCCCTGTCCTTACGGCAATGAAGTTGAGTTGAATGAAGTTAATTGAACGAGCAGGTTTGATGAAGATATCTGCAACAAACTCGTTTCGGTCAATGACCTCACCTGTATTATTTGTACCATCACAAACTACACTAAAGTCTGTGATACCTCTACGACCTTGAATATCTCTCAAGAACGGTTCAACCAAGTTTCTAAACTGTGCTTGTGTGAACTCATCATTGAATTCAAACAATTGGAATTTAGCAGAGGTTGCAATTGCTTTCTCAAGAAGAATAAACAATCTACGAACATTGATTCGGTCAAATGCACTTGGTTTACTTAGTGCAGTTTTGTCACCGAACAATACTGTACCTTGGCCTGGGAATGTAACAACTGGATTAATTCTAGCAGGATAGAGAATGTCTCTTTGTGCTTTGGTTGGGTTAAACGCAAGTTTAACTGCACCACGAATTTGTCCTCTGTTAAAACCGCCAGGCGAGAAGAATGGGTCTGCAACATTGTCTGTGTTTGCACAAAGACCAGCAATATCACCATTCAATGGCACAAATCTGAACGTATCGTTGAACTTATCGTACATATACTTGTATCCACTATCGAATACTGCATAAGACGAACTTGAAAGACCATCGAAGAAAGTCTTTACGTTAGTTGCTTGAGTGAAACTCTTTGCAACATTAACAACATCTGCCCTACGAGGTGAGATAAATGCGACAACATCTTTTCTTGCCTCTGCAATGTCGATAAGTTTAGTTGCATGAGTAGTTCCATCTGCACCAGCAGGAGATGTACCTGCCATGATAAGATTTACGTCAACTGTTTCAGCGTCAGCAAAATTATCGTATGCAAGTGCAAGTTCACCAACTGTTACTGCGTAATCATCTGTACCACCAGAAAGGTTGTCATCTTTAACACCACCATTACCAGCAGTTGATGCAAATGATGTACCAGCAACTGGGTTTGTACCAGCGTTACTTAATGAAGCATCATGATCCATCCAGTAAATAAACGATGACTGTCCGTAAATTACATCTGGGTAGTAGTTAGTTCCACCCTGTGTAGTTTTAGCGGCAGCAGCTTGTGACAGACCTTGATATGTTTCAAGAACAGCATTTGTTCTTTCACCAGCAGTATCTTTTCTGAAACCAGAAATGTCACCAGTTCTGTCAAATACAACAATATGGATTTCATCGTTTGAAAGACCTTTACCAGCAGCATATGTTGATGTGCCAGGCGCAGCATCAAACAAGTCATAGAATGCCCAACGTCTACGAATAAATGTATTGTCTGGAATAATTGCTTGTACACCCTTACCATTTGGGTCATCTTTTAGTCTAACTGTTAAGTCGTGCGTGTTGATTGCGGTAATCTCATACTCATTACCTTCATCACCAGCAATGTGTGCAAATGCAGTTGCATCAGAAGATGCATCAGCAGATGAGAATGAAATCAAGTCACCTACGTTAAATGCAGTACCGGCATCAACTTTAATCACTGTTGCACCAACAGCGTCTTCACCAACTGTTTGGTTAGATGAACCTAAGTTTTGTTCGTATGCAGTTGCGTTTGTACACATAGACACACCAAGTGAGTTACCATGTGTGCCAGCGGTTCTTGCACCCCATTCACCACTAGAACCCTGTCCAGCGGAGTAGTTATTTAAATAATCTGTAGTACTCTTGATAAGTAAACCAGAACCACCACTCATTGCATTTAAGATTGCACTTTCGGCACGAACAACTCTGAGAGCGTTACCGTACTGCAAAAAGTTTGCAGCGGTGAACCATGTCTCAAAGTTACTTCCGTTTGGTTTACCAAAGATATCTACTAATTCTTTTTCCGAACCAATTGCAACGATTTCTCCAACTGGGCCCTTTTCAAAGGCACCAGCCACAGCACCAATTGATGTTGCGACGGCAGGAACGATATTAGTAAGGTCTATCTCTTTAACAAGAACACCAGGCGATAATTGAAAAGGCATTTTTGTTTCTCCTATTACTTTATATTAAAGTTGTTCACTTCTCATATATTTAGTATTATTAAGTTTTGAAAACCCATTTTTATATGCACCACTGCATATAAATAGATTCATGTCTCATTACAAACAATACAAGGAAACCATAAAAGAAGTGACTAAGAGAAACTATCGTAAGAGAGCAATCTGGGTCAATGAATTCCTTGCAAATCAATCTTGTTGTCATTGTGGAGAACGTGAGACTGCCTGTCTACAGTTCCACCCACATGATTCTAAAATTCGTTCCTTATCTAAACGTAAGGGGTTGAACACACAATCTAGGCAAGAAGTCATAAAGTTAATTGACCAATCAAGAATTGTATGTGCAAATTGTTACCTTAAAATTGAAAATGACATTATTGAGATTATATAGGGTTTTACCAATTTGTATCATATTTTCTAACAATTGGTGACCACCGTGTACCATATTCATCAACCATTTGTCCAATGTTTTCATCTTCAAGACCATCAGTAAAGAAACCAAATGGTGCCATGTCTTGTTCCAGTTGGTTTTGATGTTCT